ATCAGCACTAATTTCAAGAAATCTACTATCAACATGTTTGAACAGATATTTTTTAACACATGCGTTTGCTTTGAAAGCTGCACCAATAGTTTTTAATTTACGCCAACTCATACGAAATCTTGTTGTTTCATCATAATTTGAATTGTTTGCAAATTCACTCAAGGCATCTAAAAGTTCGATGCGTTGTTTTGGACTAATGTAGTGTAAGTTTAACCCCAAAAAGCCGTCTGGGTATTGTTCTATCGGTATAACTAATGGGAATCTATCGTAATACGGCAAGTCATCTTTCAGTTTTGGATCATAATAATAGAAATACATACGACCAAGTATAGTGTTCGATTTAAGTCGTTCCTTGTCGTTTAGGATTGATTGGCGAGTAGGTTTCAAGTCTTGTATCTTAGACATGAGCCAATCTCTTGAGGCAATAGTTCGAGGTTTATACCCTGACTTTGCCAGTTGTTCTTTTATTCTTTCTATTAAATATGCCATTGTCTATTTATGTCAGCCATTATTACCTTGTAAATCTTATAATTTCTTATAAGTATCGGTGTCCGCTTTCATTTAATACCTAATTCATTCTCCGTCATAATCATAAATTTCCATCCATGTTCTTGACAGAAGATATCCGCAGCCTTCCACTTCTCTTGGTTAACTACAAAAGTTGCAGCCTCTTTTAGATATCTCTGAGTTTTCTTCTTTTGCACTGGCATTTTAGTTTGGTTAAATGGCTTTACTTCAATAATATAAGTCATTACAGACCCATCTTTTTGTTTGATTTTAGCAATAAAATCTGGAAAATACCTGTGCATTTTGTTGTCTACTGGTGACTTATAAGGTATTGGAAGTTCTTCTGATGCCCACCAAATTACATTTGGATGTTCATCTAACCACTTCATAACTCTTACTTCCCATGTAGAGCGATATACAATATTGGCTGCATCACCATTATATTTCTTTGGATTTTTGGGTTTGAACCAACCCTTATATGTTTTGTTACCGAATGTCATATAAATATGTAGTCAACTTTCATAGGAATATCAATGGCACTTTTCAACCTTTTAGGCGGCGGTATTAGTTTTGGTACAGAACCTGCTCGTTCTGGAATAAATGCTTTATCTTCATCTAAGTATGAAAAAACATTACTTAAATATCCAAGTGATTTGGGCTCAACTGATAAAGCTCATTATATACTTATAAACATCAATGAACAGGTTAATACTTCTTTTCCTGGAACAGAACAAATTAATCCTTTAACTGGATTAAAAATTCCTCCTTCAGTTTACTCGAATAGACAAGAGTTACAAACTTTATTTGGAAATTCAGATATAGTAGCATCAGCTAAAACAGCTATAGATTTTCTCACTCCAACTTCTCTAAGAAACTCTTCAGGTTTTAATTCTTATTTGAATGAAAAATTGGATCCTGCTGTTGGAATAAGAACTATTCGTAGGATAACAGATTCTATTGCATTGTATATGCCAGATACTTTAAATTTCAGTCATTCACAAAATTATTCTAAATTAGAAGCTTCTAGTGCAAAGCTTTCTGGATTATCCTCAGTCATAGAAACTTATAAGAATGATGCAAATAAAATTAATTTAGTTAACCAATTTGGTAATGTGGCTCCTTTTTTATTCAATTCATTTCTTAAACAATTTGGTGGTGTTGGAAAAGTTTTGTTTACTGCCGGCACAGGTGGTCAAGTTGAAAATCCAATGATGGAGATTTTGTATTCTTCTCCTGATTTTAGAAGTTTTAAATTTGATTTTTTAATGACTCCAAGAAGCGAAAAAGAAGCTACAGAGGTACAGAATATAATAAATCTATTAAAGTTTCATCAAGCACCAGAACTTGTCAAAAATAGTGGAGGTTTCTTTTTATACCCTCCTTCAGAATTTGACATATCTTTTCATTATGATAATACAGAAAATATAAACATTCCAAAAATTTCAACTTGTGTTTTAACAACCATAGATACTGACTATGCACCAAGTGGTTTTGCCGCATATGAGGTAGAAGGTGAGAAAAGCCAACTTGGTAGAACTGGTATGCCAGTTGCTATCCGATTAAGTCTATCATTCACAGAAACAGAATACCTTGTCAAAGGCAGTCCATTGTTACCTTCTAATAAACAATTTTTTGTCAATACGAATCCTGGTAAAGTAACAGAAGCTGCACCAGGAATGGGAGGATAAAATGGCAAAATATTTTAGTAAGTTTCCTAAAACATATTACACACTACAATCTCTTCCTTATGGAGTAGATGTTGTTACGAATATCATATCTCGGTTCTCACTTGAGCAGTCTTTCAAAGATAATACATCAATCTATGAAAAATATAATGTGCAAGAAAGTGATACACCAGAAATTATAGCTTCAAAAATATATGATTCTCCTGAAAGACATTGGATTGTTTTAGCAATGAATGATATTGTTGATGCTCAATTTGACTGGCCTTTAGACTATAGAACATTAATAACTTTTATAGATTCGAAATATACTGCAAATGCAAGTGTTGGCCAAACTGGTTTGAATTGGGCTCAACAAAATACGCAAGCGTATTATTCAACTGAAAAAAGAACCACAATAAGAACTGGTGATTATTTGGAGAAAAAAATTCAAATTGATGCCAATACTTACGCAAATGTTTCCGTTACAACAAGCAATGTCACATTAAAAGACGGTAATCAAATCACTATAGCCATTTCAAAAGAAACAAAATCTTACTATGATTATGAAATGGAAGAGAATGAAAATAAAAGACAAATTAAAATATTGAAACCAGAATTTGCATTTGCACTTGAGCAAGAATTAAAGAATGTTTTTAACCAATGAGTATTAATTTATCTCAGTCAACTCAATTTAAGATAAAGAATTTAACACTTATCACTAAATTGGGTAATATAAACATAACAAGCATTTATCAAGAAATAAACATATACGATAGCATGTTTATGCCATGTATGCGTGGTGAAATTCTTATCCAAGATGCGATTGGGTTATCATCTAAACTATTATTAGATGGTAGTGAATATTTGTCTATGGAAATTTCAAAAGGTGAAGAATCTGGCGCAACAACATTTAAGAAAACTTTTAGAGTTTATAAACAAAGTGGTCGAGAAAATTTAAATCAAAACTCAGAAATATACTTACTATATTTTGCTTCAGAAGAGATGATTTTTTCTGAACAACAAAAAATAAATCAATCTTTTAATGGCACATATACTGATATTGTAAATGTGATTCTTAAAAAATATTTAGCTATTCCAAAAGCCAAATTGGGAATAGTTGAACAATCAAAAGGTTTACATACAGTAATTGTTCCAAATTTAAGTCCATTTGATGCAACGAATTGGTTAAGTAAACGAGCCGTTAATTCAGAATCTTTGCCTAGTTTTTTATTTTTTGAAAACAAGTATGGTTATAATTTTGTATCACTAACAGAATTAATAAAACAACAACCTATAATGAATGTTAATTTTGAACCAAAAAATATTTCTGGTTCAGAAGGCAAGGAATTTTATGGTGCTCGTGAAGCTAAAATTGTTAATTCAACAGACCTAATAGAAAATATTAAAAATGGTGTATTTGCTGGTAAATTTATTGGTATAGATCCATTAACAAGAAAAGTAAATATTAATAATATAGATTTTAATCAAACATATGGGTTATCAAAAACTCACCTAAACAAATATCCAAATTTTACAGGTGCAATAAATCGCCAAGATAAAGATTCTGCACAAATGTTTGATTCTAAAATTTCATTATATGCATTTTCTTCTCTTCGTGGTTCTACTCCATGGGTATCACAAAAAGACCCAAGAACAGCAACAATTATTGATGATACCCACGCATATGTTTTCCAAAGAGCACCAATATTTACAAATCTATTACAAACAACAATACATCTAAATCTTCCAGGTAATTTTGGTATTACTTCTGGTACTATAATTAACTTAAAAATGCCAATTAGAGCAACTAAATCTGATGCAGGTGAAGGATTGGATCAAACTCTAACTGGTAAATATATAATAACAGCAACAAGACATGTCATCAAAGGTGATATGCATGAAACTGTTATTGAGGTGGCAACTGATTCTACAAATAGACCTTTTATTAAACAACAAACTAGTAGCACACAATCGGCATTAAAATTATAATGAATACAAATTTTATAGGTAAAAACAATTTCATTTGGTGGGTTGGTGTGATAGAAAATCGTGTTGACCCATTGGCCCTTGGCCGTTGTCAGGTTCGTATATTCGGATGGCATAATGAAAATTCTGTAATTTTACCAACTTCAGATTTGCCATGGTCTCAAGCTATGATACCACTTAATAACTCTAAACATTTTTCCTCACCAAGATTAGGAGAATGGGTCGTTGGATTTTTTATGGATGGCGAACAAGCTCAAATTCCTGTAATGATGGGTGTATTGCCTGGATTAAAACCATAAGGAATAATTAAATGCCAATTACTGTTTTACCAAATACAAATACTGCAACAATTAGAGTTTTACCAAATGGCACAATTGTTGAAACTAATCCACCAACAAGTGTAGATGCACCAAAATCTGGTCAACCATCGAACACTCCACAAAATGCTCATGACTTAGGTGAGATAGTGGTTACAACGAATAAAAAAAGAGACCATGTTTGTGATTTTGAATTGGAAATGTTGAAAAATATTAATCTATCGAAATATACAAAGGCTATTGCTAATACGATTAGAGAAGCTGTTCGTAAATTATTGGCAGCTCTAGGTTTGACTGATACTTCAGGAGAATCAACCTATTGGATTA